ACATGGTATTTGCTCAAAGCGCAGCCGCCAATGGATATTCAGATCAACTTGACTTAAGATGCGGAGAGTTTGGAGTTATCCGAAAGGCAGGAACAGCGGCAACAGGACAGGTAACATTTATAGGTTCAGAAACAACTCCAATTCCTGTAGGCTCAATCGTTCAAACCACAGGAAGTTTGCAATATGTAACCACTACGGAAGGAATTATTGTTGGTGGAGTGGCTGCTGTAGGTGTACAGGCGGTTGGAATCGGTACAGCTTATAACGTCCCGGAAAATACAGTTATCCAAATACCAGCAGCTATTAGCGGAATAACAGGGGTCAATAATTCTAGTTCAATCTCTGGCGGTAATGAGGTTGAAACAGACGATGCTTTGCTCACTAGGATGCTTGCTAGAGCGCGAACTCCATCTACAAGTGGTAATGCTGCTCACTACATTCAATGGTCTTTAGAGGTTGCTGGCATAGGATCTGCTCGGGTGTATCCTATTTGGAATGGGGCAGGGACAGTTAAAGTAGTTGCAATAGATTCAAATAAACGAGCCATAAATAGTGATCTTCTTGTAGAACTTATTGCGTACATCGAGGAAAACAGACCGATAGGGGCGACAGTTACGGTCGTAAGTGCAGTAGAAAAGCCCATTAATATAACTGCAACGGTTGTGCTTTCTAATGGTCTAACGCTAAATGATGTGCAGAACACTCTTGGAGAGAATATTACCGAGTACCTAGCATCAATAGCTTTTTTATCTTCATACGTGAGTTATGCAAAAATAGGAAGCATTTTGCTGTCGGTGCTTGGGATCTCCGACTATACAAATTTATTAATTAATGGTTTTGCTGGAAATGCGGTAATCGGAGAAGACGAGGTAGCAATATTGGGCACCTTAAGTTTGGGGGTGTAAAAAATGTATCCTCAAAACATCGATATTTTCCCGGATAAGTTAAATAAAAACCCAACTGGTTTTTATACAATCGAGGAAAAAATTGCCCTAGTGGATGGAATTTTCGAGGGTGACTTGGCACACGACAACATAAATAACAGCAGTCTTTTAGTGTACACGGGGAGTGAATTAACGGGTGACAAGGTATTGGGTTACACGCTTAGCCTACCAGGTGATGCTCCTTGGCGAAGGATAATTAAAATATTCTCGAACACAGACTTTGTTTACGTTACGTACGAAACCCCGGGTGACATCGTGGAGGCGGAAGACATAAACAAAGTTCAAAATTCCATAGTCAACACTCAAACAGAATTGGAAAGACACAAGGAAGACTTAACTTCCCACATCCAAAATGCAGAGATTGATGGTGGAAGCTTCTTATAAAAAGGGGGAAGAGTAATGCCTCAGGTCGTCAAGATTAAAAGAGGATTAAAGATTAATTTACCTACTTTGGCAGCTGGTGAAATGGGATTCTGCACGGATACAAAAGAAGTATTTATTGGAGATGGTGCAACTAACCTATTTGTTGGTCGAACAATGATGGGTACTTATGCGGCAAGGCCCAACGCTGCAATGGCGGGAAGATTTTACTATGTTAATAGCGGTGGTACTAATCAAGGTTACATTTACATCGACGATGGCGTTGCCTGGCAAAGAGCCAATGTAATCAGCCTCGCGGATCTGACGGGTAACTTAGATAACGTTGCAGACGGCACTACTTATGGCAAGGTTAAGAATGCGGAACTATCTAGCGGCCAGGTGAATCGAATTAGTGATGGAACGAATACTGTCACAGCAGCCACGGCATTTACTCATATTGGTGACGCAACAAAGCATCGAGTGATTAATGATGCCGGATTAGCCATCACAGATATATGGTCGGCCCAAAAAATCAACAATGCTATTGAATTGGCCAAGCATATGATTGAGCCTCAGGCAAGCGTAAAGGATCAAAACCTAGCCACCCCTCCAGTTTCGCCTGTATTGGGTGACAGATATATAATTCCCGCTGCACCAACAGGGGTGTGGGTGGCTCATACGAATCATATTGCTGAATTTGATGGCTCCGTATGGCAATTTTAACGTCCCAGCGACTGGTTGGAATTTGTTTGTAGATGATGAGCTAAAAATGTATGGTTGGAGTGGAACAGCCTGGGTAAGAACCGGCGGAGCGCTTCAAACAGTTACGGCAGGAGCCGGACTCACCGGTGGGGGTCAAGCAGATACAGTTACCGTTGATGTAGGAGCCGGGCTAGGAATAATAGCCAATGCTGATGACATAGCTGTCAAGGCATATAAGGGCGTAACCGTCGACGCAAACGGTGTGGCTGTATACATTGACGCAGCAAGCATTGTCTATGACACTGCAAATGGAAATAGACTCATGGTGGCGACCGTCGATGGAGGGACCTTTTAGGGGGGGGATGATATGGCAAGAAATGTTCTCGTTACGATTCGAAAAGGCCTTGAGGTCAACCTTCCAACTTTAGCTGATGGAGAACTAGGTATTACGACCGATACAAAGAAACTCTATATCGGGACTGCATCAGGGAATGCCCTGTTGGTTGCGGCTCAAACGGTAGGAGATATGCTCAAATCAATCTATGATACCAATAATGACGGTATCGTAGATAGATCAAAAACTGTTACTGGACCTGTTACGTGGAACCAGTTAAAGGGGGTCTAAGGCAATATGTACAGTGACGTCTACTATGGGGTCCTTATGTACACGCAGGACATTCCCCTTCCAGGCGAGGAACAAATAGAATCATTAACACCTGATCTGATAGGTTATCTTCCCGGTTATTTTAAAGATTCTCGAATTATGAACGAACTCCAGACTGTTCAGGCTAGAGAAATTGGGTCGGAAAATGCTAAAAGGGAAGACCTTTTAAACCAATTATTCATTAGCACATCTACCTGGGCACTCGAGTTATGGGAAAACGAACTTGGCATAGAGACGGATATATCTAAAACGTATGAGACTAGGAGGGAAATTGTTAAGGCAAAGAGAATAGGCAACGGAACTATAACGAAGCAAATGCTTATAAACACTGCACTGGCCTATACAAATGCAGAGGTGCAAATAATCGAAGACCCTGCGAATTACACATTTGTAATAAAGTTTATAGGTATCATGGGAATACCACAGAATATGGCTGGCTTAATTGAAACTATAAACGAGATTAAACCAGCTCACCTAAGCTATAGTTTTGAGTATCTATATTCATGGTGGAGCAAGATCGCAGCGTTAACGTGGGCGGGGTGCGCGTCTAAAACCTGGGACGATTTAAAAACATACGCTTAAGGAGAGGGGAACAACATGGCAACATTAACACCCAACTATAGCCTTACTAAGCCAGCAGGGACAGACACGGTAAACATTGACGTGATTAATAACAACATGGATTTGCTTGATGCGGCAGTAGCGAGTAAAGAAACGCCTGCCGGCGCGCAAACAAAAGCAACGGCAGCGCAAACAGCTGCAGCGACTTACACTGACGGCAAGGTTGGGGCAGTAACAGTGGCCAGCATAGGAGCTGCAACATCTGCCCAGGGAGCAAAGGCTGACAGCGCCTTGCAAACATCTCAGTTAGGTCAAGCCGCGGGGGTTGCAAAACAGGATGACCTTACTGCGCATTTGGCGGGATTATGCACACCAATACGGGCCAGAAACAGGTGTTGCTAATGCTTATGTTGTAACACTTACTCCCGCCCCAACTACCTATGTCGCAGGAATGTTAGTAGTGTTTGAAGCGGTTAATGCCAATACAACTGCATCTACTATCAATGTAAATGGGCTGGGAGTTAAATCAATTAAGAAAAACGTATCTTCGGCTTTAGTTACGGGCGATATTTTAGCAACTCAACTCATTACTGTTATTTATGACGGAACGAACTTTCAATTAGTACCTATGAACAGCACAGTCTATACCCCCTCTATGTTTAACTATCCAGCTTCTGGTGTGTGGAATAAACCTGTGGGAGCGTCAATCGTAAAAGTTGTATGTTTTGGTGCTGGCGGTGGTGGTGCTGGTATTACTGGTGGAGGCGGTGGCGGTGGAGGTGGAGGTGGCGCTGGCGCTTATGCTAGTAATATTTTTAAAGCTAGTGATTTAGGAGCAACAGAAAATGTTACTGTAGGTTTAGGTGGTAGTGGTGGCGGAGCTAGCAGTGGTAATACAGGTGGAACTTCTAGTTTTGGAACAGTTGTAAGATTATCAGCATTTGCTGGTGCTGGCGGTGCCGCTGGCGGTTCTGGTGGTGGTGGTGGTGGTACTGGTGGTAATGGTGGTAACGGTGTCTATGGTGGTATGCCCTCAGTAAGTACGACAACCTCTGCCAGTGGTGGTGGTGGTGGTGCTGGAGGTTCTGGTAATGGTTATAACGCTGAATGTGGTGGTGCTGGTGGTGGTGGAGGTAGTACAGTTGGCTTTGGTGGTGCAGGTGGCGGGTCGTTAAAAGGCGGTGGTGCTGGTGGTGGTGCCGGAACCTCTTATTATGGTGGTGGTGCTGGAGGTAGGTCAAATTATTATGGTTCTGGTGGTGGTGGTACTGGCGGTGTTAGTGTAGGTGTTGCTGGAGGTAATGGTGCTGATGGTACTAGCCTAAATGGTGGTTCTGGTGGTGGTGGTGGTGCTTGGGGCGACAGTACACATGTTGGTGGACATGGTGGGAATGGTGGGGCATATGGTGGCGGTGGTGGCGCTGGTGGTCCTGATGGTGGTTCTGGTGGTGGTACTGGTGGTAATGGTGGAAATGGGAGAGTGATAGTTTATGTATGGTAAAGCTCTTATAAAAAATGGTATCGTAGAAAATCTTATTGTAGCAGATGATTCCTATATTCCTCAAGATGGATATGTAGTAGTTTCTATAGAAGGATTAAGCGTTTCAGTTGGCGATAGCTGGGATGGGGTAGATTTTGCAACTATATCAGCCATCCTTAAATGATTCACAACAATCAAAAATAGCCAAAGTAACTGCTGGCTATCAAGCCGAGCTGAACAGTACTTTCGTTTCTTCTGCTACGGGAACAGCTTTAGTCTATGATTTCTCACCTAATAGCCAATCTCTTTGGAAAGAGTTGATGGATGCAGTTAATGCAGGATATGTTCCCGACACCATGTTCCCGATGGGCATTACCTTAGATAATGGTACAGTTATACCACATGAGAAAACGCAACTTCAGCAGATATTTGGGGAAATCACAGCAAGAAAATTACAGTTGTATGGTAAGCTGCAAAGCATGGTTACGGT